GTCTTGGTCTGCATCCTGATCTTTGTGCAGCTGGTGCTGCCTCGCGCCGGGTTTCGACTTGGGCACCACACTGCCGGACCCGTGCTGTCTCTGCTCGTATGATAACGAGAACGTGTTGCGGTGCCACTGAGCGGAGGGCTATACTGGGCGCCTCGTTGTGATGGACGAGCGTTTCTTACCTTGGTTCGTGGTTCATGGTTGCAGACGCCCCCGGTGCGGAGCCGGGGGCGTCTTGCATTTAAGCAAAACGATCTGTTCTTAAATCGCGGTGCTCACTGTCACGCAAGGTGCGGATTCGATTTTGCTTATCGGAGGTTGCATTAGCGTAACGACTGTTGTGACCGTGCTTCTTCATTTTTTGATTTCCCACCAACCATAAACACAGCGACCGCCGATCTTCGTCCAGACGCCGTTGACGTTGCGGCCTTGGTTTGCCTTCAGCGTCTGGCCGACGTCCTTCTCGAACATGAAGCTGTCGGCACGCTGCGGGTCATGCGTGTCATGAATGACGCCGTCGATCACTGTGGTGTAGTGCTTGCTGACGGCAACGATCAGCTTTCCCATCGGCAGCTCGCCCTTCGCCAGATGCACCTTGCAGCCAGAGCCGACATGCATGGTGGGTGTCCACACGAACCCGAGCGAGGCCATGTAGTCTTTGAACAGCTTCGACTTGGTGTAGATGCCGTTGGAGGCGGTACGCTTTCCCGCCGACTTGCGCTTCTTGGTCTTGGGCATCGTTGCCATGATGTGAGCCAGAGCGTCGTACACCTCCTGATACGGGCGCCCTGATACGATCGCGATCGAGCGGGCAACGCAGTCTCCTGCGCTGCCATCGAAACCTGCGGCCTTGCGGCCACCGTCGTTGATGATGACTTTCATCATCGTGCCATCTCCCGTGCGATCTCGCGGTGGAAACGCTGTGGCACCTTCACGTTGGTCTCATGGTAGTTGCCGTCAGCCTCCGGGCGGCTGAAATACTTTGGCAGCATGCGGCTGACCGGATCGACGTAGGCCCAGAGCCGCGAGCCAACGGCATCACGCACCAGCACCAGCTTCTCGCCCGGCGTTGATGGCGTCGGAAGATCAGACAGCTTGTCGGCGTGGTTGTGATCGAGGCATTCCTCCTCGTCGCCAAACAGCTCCCAGCTCTCGAGATCCCATTCGTAATAGACAGTCATTGATCTGCTCCTTGTGATGGACAAAAGCAGTATAGGACATCTTGACCCCCGTGTCAAGTGGGCAAAAATATAGGCCCCACAGTCATGGTGACTGTGAGGCCTATTTTGGCAGTCTATGACCCCGCACCGGGGTGTGGCGTTGTCGGCAAGGAAGCGTTGGGCTTCTTAGCTTAAACGACCCAGTGCGGGGATAGCGGCTTACGCCGCTATGGCCTTGATATCCCAAGCGGATTTAGGCTTCCGCCGGTTGCGCGTCACCAGACTGAAGGCTGCGATCGCGCCACCAAACATCCAGATGGCGGATGGCAGTGGTGTCTCTGACACAGCCGACAAGATCGGCACGAGGTAGAAACTCTCGCCGCCGTCAGATGCGTTTGTCCACATGGCGCGGAAGATAAGCAGGTCGCCATTGTCGATGCCGGACAGGTCGAAGCCGGTGATCAGGTAGTCGCCCTTGCCATTGCCGTTGTTCGTGTCGGGCAAAGCAATAGGTCCGTCGATGTCGAAGATGATGCGTTGACCGGCTGGCTTCGACAGGTCGATCAGCTGGAAGGTCTGCAACGTCTCGCCGCCGGTGGCGGTATTGACGTCGATGGCAACGCCGAATGTCAGGTTGACGTCGCCAAAGAACGCGAGAGCATCAACAAGGAAGCCCCTCGTGTATGCCGTTCCTTGAACGCCGTCAGCTACGTTCCCGACTACTGCATCGGAAAACATATTGTAGGAAGACGTGTTGCCGTTGCTGGTAAAGTTATTGTAGCCAAACGTCACAGCGTCGATGGTTGGCTGCGAAGCGTTCGTCGCGCAGATAATGCACGGGTTACTCTGCGACTGAGGCACTGGCGAAAGCAGCGTCCCGATCGAGAGGTTGTTGATGACGTCAGCGTTCGCTGACCCCATCCCTAGCAGGGCCAACCCTGCCAGTAGCGCAAGTTTTCTCATGTGCAGCTCCTTGTGATGGTGCGATTTTATTCCAGCTCGCCCCCTGCCGGTAACGACATTACCACACGTTGCTGCCATGGAAGGAACAAAGGTGGCGGTGTGTCGAAATCGAAAACCGGCGGCCACGATATCAACGGCTCTGGCCGCAGCATGTTGTCGGTGGTGCCGACGCCGTGCATCAGCGTCGGGTAGGCGATCGTCGGGCCTGACGGCATGTCGATCAGCGGCGCGTATATCGGCAGCCTGTCAGTCTTGGGCGTCGTCGGGTGACGTGTATCGGCGCGCATCGGACGGTTATCCCAGCAACGCTGCGCCGTGTGCCAGTACAGCCATTGCTTTGGGTAGCGTCGTCCGGCTTCCTCTTTCGTCAGACAACTTGGGTTTACATCGGCGCCCGAGGCCTTGATCATGACGAAGCTGAAGACGACGCACGCGATTAGTATGAAGATCAGCCAGCGTTTCAGAACTGGATCAATTCCTGCGCGCTGCGCCTCCTGATAGCAGACGCAGTCTTTCGGCCACGTTCCGCTCTGGTACGTCGGACACGGGGCGCCGGGCGGCAGGCCTTGGCAGGGGCGTTTGATCATTCAAGGGCCATTAGCGCGGCGCAGATCGTTTTGCATAGTCGAGCACTATTTCCATAGCGTCTGTCACGGTTGTGTCGTAGTCAAAGTTGGCCGACTTTCTGGCCTCAATTTCTTCCTCCAATATCTTCATTGCCTGTTCGACCGTCATGACAATCCCTATGCGGCGGTTCAGTCTGTAGGGCCATTAAGAGTTGATCCTGCTAAACGCCTTATATCTCGCAAAGCTATTTCTTGGTCAGGTTGAGATTCAGCAAGAAGCTTGATTGCCCTCAATCCGGCTCGGAGATATTTAATGTCGGCGGTTGCCGATGATAGTTGTGCAGCCAGAAAGCTCGATCCCGTCAGTCCCATGTCATGATCCTTTAGCGGCGGTCAGCGATCGTCCGACTTGTTGATCACTTGGTTGACGGTGACGTAGACGCCCATCAGCACGGCCTCGAGCGAAGCGGCGCGACTGACGGCATCGTCGCGCTGCGCCTGATACTGCGCCACACGGTTCTCCATTTCCAGCTTGGTGGAGAGGTAGGTGCTTTCCATCATGTTGACGACGCCCTTGAGAGCGTCGAGCTGCACGACCTGCGCCTCGATGCGGAGCATGGCATCGCGCAGCTTCACCTCGAGGTCGTCGCGCTCCGCCAGAACCTTCTGGTAGGTGGCAAGGCCAGCCTCGACGGTTTTCTGCCGGTGTTCTGGCAAGGTCTGCGCCTCCGGGTTGCCGTTGCGCTTCGGTGTGATGGCGGTGTTCATTTCAGTCTCTCCTCAAAATAACGGCAAGCGTGCCAGTGCGAGCGCACCGGCGGGCCAACCTTCCCCGTCAGGGTGGTGAACATCACGCAGATGGTAGGTTTACTGTCCTTGCGGTGCATGCACTCGCCGCAGGTCATGCGGGGCGGGCCTGAACCGGCAAAGTAGGCCATGCCGGGGCGGGCGACGTCCTTGTCCGGCACGCCCGCGATCTTGGTCATGTGGCTCATGCCCGCACCATACTACAAAAAAAGTGGATGACAATACAAATTTTTTGTCATACACTGGCTGCCATGAAAACACTGACAAAAACTGCCCATGTCATCGATCACTTTGGCGGCAACCGGCAATTTGCCGAGATGCTGGAGACCACGCACCAGAACGTCAGCAACTGGCGCGTCAAGAAAAAATTCCCAGCCAATACCTATGTCTGGCTGCGCCTGATCATATCAGCGACGCCCGACATCAGTGTGCCCGACAGCCTGTGGAACATGCGCCACCCAAAACGAAAACGGGAAAAACGATGAGCTATAGAGTTGATTGGACGCCGCAGCTCGTGCTGCGGTTCGATGTGCTGACGCGCGACAAAGATCTCAGCTACCTCGAGATCGCCAAGATCCTGTCGCGCGAGTTCAGGGTGAAGCTGACCAAGAACGCCTGTATCGGCAAGGCACGGCGCATGCAGAAAGGTCTGCGAGGAAAGCCGCGCAAACCACCCAAGCGCAAGTGGCGCCCGACAAAAAGGGAACCAGTGCAGAAGCTGCGTCCCAAGCCAAAGACACCCGGCCTGATCGCGCTCATGGACCTGCAGCCGCATCACTGCCGCTGGCCCTACGGCGAGCGTTCGCCGTTCCTGTTCTGCGGCGAGCCAAAGGAAGACGGACAGTCGTACTGCACCAAGCACTGCAACATGGCGCTCAACTCGCGGAGGTACGCATGACCAACCCGGAGGACATGGAAGGCTTCCGCAACATGACGCCGTCGCTGCTCAAGGACACGCTGTGCATTCTCGCCATCGACCCCGGCCTTACCGGCGCCATGGCGTTCTACCATCCAGACGCGAACGATCGCGTGTCGGTCTACGACATGCCGGTGGTTGGCGGTGAGATCAACGCCGCCGAGTTGAGCCGCATGATCAAGCGGTACAAGCCTACGCTTGCCGTCATCGAGCGTGTCGGTCCCATGCCGCGCGACGGCGTCATGCAAGCGTGGCGCTTTTCCGGCGCCTACCACACGGCGCGCACCGTGGTGTCGCTGCTGGGTATCCCGACGTCGCTGATCACGCCGATGGTGTGGAAGAAGGGCATGTCAGTGAAGGGCGGCCCTGACGGCAAGGAGCAGTGCCGCGCTATGGCGAACAGGATGTTCCCGTTCAGCTCCGAGTATTTCTCGCGCAAGAAAGATCAGGGTCGCGCCGAGGCGGCGCTACTAGCGTACTATGTGTCGCAGAAATTTATTGCACACAAAAATTACCACGGCATCAAATGAGAAAGACAAAAGACCCGGACGAGTATCAGGATCGAATGGACGTCCTCGCCGTCAGGGTGGCGCTCGCCCTTGATGGCTCCGATCTGCTGGATGCCGTGACTGTGATGGCGCGTATGATCACGCACGGGTTGGCGATGAACTACCCAGACGTCGCGGATCGCACAGCGATGCTGAACATCGTCATCAAGGCCATGAAGAAAGAACTGTTGCATGATCTCGACTGACATCTACCCTCGACATTCGCCAACCGGGGAATTGCAGATGGGCAACACGCAAGCAGCAGCGACAGAACCAACGGCGAAATTCGGATACTCCCGACACAGTCCATCATCCTTAAATTTATTTGCCGCAGAACCAAGTATGTTTGTTTTGGAAAGGATACTTGGTTTCAAGCAGATCGTAGGATCGCCAGCGCATCGCGGCACGGCGGTGGAGGCTGGCGTCACCAAGGGCCTCATGGACCCCGGCGCACCACTTGATGTGTGCTTCAAGGAGGCGCTGAAAAAATACGACACCATCACTGCCCTGTCGCCTGACCCGCGCCGCGAGCAGTACCGCAAGAGCATCCCGGACATGGTGAAGGCGGCGCTCAATGAGCTGCGCGACTACGGTGTGCCGGACGAGACGCAGGGCTTTATCGAGTGGAAGCCGGAAGGCCTCAAGCTGCCGATCGTCGGCTATTTCGACTACAAGTGGGGCCAGCACGGCATACTGGGAGATCTCAAGACGACGGAAAGAATGCCTAGCGAGATCAAGGTGCCGCACGCCCGGCAGGTCGCGCTTTACGCCAGCTCCGACAACGTGGACGCGCGATTGATCTACGTCACGCCCAAGCGCCTCGAGGCCTACCGGCTGGAGAACATCCGCGATCACCGGCAGGCACTGCTGAACATTGCCGTGCGCGTGGAAAACTTTCTGGCGCTGTCGGACGATCCAAACTTTTTTACAACCATCACGGTGCCGGACATTGACAGCTTCTACTGGGCTGCTCCAGCATCACGGCAATTAGCATTCGAGTTTTGGGAAATTTAATGTACGCCGTTAAAAAAGCGCAGGGCGAGGACATCTGGACTGTCGGCATTGTCGATGGCTCAAGCTGGTTGCCGCTAAAAGACTTTCACAGCGAAGATCACGCATTCGCTTTAATCAACTACCTCAACGGCGGCAACGGCGTTATCATGCAGTGGTGATCATGACAGACGATGGCGACCTGTTCGAGTACGGCAGACGCAAAAGCGTATCCGGTATCCCGGCGGATGTCGTCCATCTGTTCGAGAAGCTGTCGCTGGAAATTTACCGGCGCGGATTTGTGCGCTACTCCGCGCGCGCCGTCCTGCACCGCATTCGCTGGCACTATCACATCGACAAAGGCGACATGAGCTTCAAGTGCAACAACAACTGGACGCCAAAACTGTCGCGCTGGTTTATGGACAATCACCCTGAGCTGGGGGAGTTTTTCGAGACGCGGGCGTCACCGACGCCGCATGATATGACCGACTACTCCGGGCCTTACGAAAAGCACGTTCCGCCCGCACCGAAATCCTGACATTCCCGGCAGCAACCGGGATTGGCACGCCGCTGGCCTGACAGACGGCAATTTGGAGAACTGAAATGGGAAGCAATGTTTTTGGGTTCAGCACCGAGCCATCACAGGGCGGAGATTTCATACCCATTGTGAAATTCGACGCCCGCGCTGGCCGCTTCTTCCGCGTCGATCGTGTCGATACCGGCACGGGCTTCGAGAACAACCCGGTGGACATCACCGGCTCGTTTAAGGCTCTTGTAGACTTCGAGAACATCGAGGTGGGCTGGATCGATTTCGTGCCCGGCAGTGCGCCGTCGTTCGTTCTCGTTCCCATGGGCCAGACGCTCCCAGACAAGCCGTCGCCGCGCCACAAGAACGGCGTCAGGTTCATGCTGAAGCTGGCGAAGGACTGCGGCGGCGACAAGCCTATCCGCGAGGTGGCCGGGACGTCGAAAGCGTTCCTGTCCGGCATCGAGGCGGTCTACGTCCAGTATCAGGCGGAGAAGGCCAAGCACGCCGGTCAGCTGCCAGCCATCATGCTGGAAAAGACCACGCCGATCAAAACCGGCACGGGTGAAAAGAGCAGCACCAACTACCACCCGACGTTCAAGATCGTCGGCTGGGCGCCGCGCGGTGATCTGGCGCCGCAGTCGAAGGTCATGACCAACGGCTCCGGTCAGACCGCCCCTGCCACTGGTGGCACTCGCGCTGCCGCACCACAACAGGCAGCGACTGTCGCTCCCGGCGATTTCGGCTAGACTGCAAAAACGGTAAAGGCCGGGGGTGTTTGGACCCCCGGCCTAAACCAAAACCCGTAACCCCATGCAAGGACTACGTCTCCGTGGATATAGCAGACGACAGAGACCCGCTCAACCCCACCGGGTTTGACCCGGATTTTAATACACCGGCCTCATGGGCCTTGATGTACCGGGCCGCTGGCTTGCAGGTGGTCCCCAGCCTTTCGCCGGGCGAGGACGAGCACTGGAAGCGACCGGCCACCAAGTGGGCCGATTTGCAGGATGCCCTCGTACCTGACCTTACATTTGAGCGGTGGTACGGGACAAAAGGCGAACACCGTAACCGCTCCAACATGGGTATCCTGACCGGACGTTGCTCGGGAAACATTTTTGTCATCGACCTCGATACCCACACTCACCCGGAGGCGGCGGCGTGGTGGCAGCGCCTGATCGAGGAATATACCGGCGGCGTAGGCATCGTCACGGTCTGCCAGAAAACCGGCGGCGGCGGCATCCAGCTGCTGTTTCGGGCACCGGCAGGATGGCTCGCCCCCACCAAGATAACCTCGCTAGGCGTCGATATTCGCGGTCAGGGCGGCTTTGCCGTCATGCCCCCCAGCAAACATGACAAGGGCGAGTATGCGTGGCTCCCCGGCAATGCGCCGTGGGAGTGCGTGGTGGCTGACGCCCCTGATTGGCTGCTCAAAGAGGTGTTGGAGGTTGTGGCTGCTTATGGCGGTGCATCGGTCAAGGGCAGACCGGCTGGCGATCGCGGCGAGGCTCCCAGCGGCGTCTACAACGAGTGGGGACGGCAGACCGACTTTCGCGAGGACAAGATGTTCCGCATGGTCTTTGCTGTGGCGGTGAAATGGCAGCGTGAGAACCCGATCAAGGCACCACTGGCCGCGCAGAGGGCCAAGAGTGACGAGGAGTACAAGGTCTACGAGGCTGGCGTCGAGCCTACGATCATAGACCCCACAAAGACCAAGTCAGAGCTGCTGGACATGGAAGGCCGAGGCCCCTCCGAGTGGTGGGACAAGTTTCAGCGATGCATGGCGCAGTGGGACACCAAGATCAGGGAAGCGGCGGGTAACCCGCCGCCAGATCCTGATCTGGCCGCCGAGTTCGCGCAGCAGTCCAAGCGGGCGGAGGATACGGCCAAGGCCACCGGCAAGACGTTCGAGCTGTTCGACGTCGCCCAGATCAAGGCGTGGCCGCCTCCGAAATGGATCATCGAAGGCATCGTCATCGAGCAGTCGCTGGGGTTCCTGTATGGCCCTCCCGGCTCCCTGAAATCATTCATCGCGCTTGACCTCGCGCTTTCGCTGGCGACCGGCCAAGGGCAGTGGTGGGAGCGCAAGATCGAGGGCGGCGGCGCGGTGGTCTATATTTCGGTCGAGGGCAATGCCGCGCTGCCGTCGCGCATCATGGCGTGGGAGCAGCATCGCAGCACAGTGGCCGACAAGGCCCCGTTCTACCTTATCAAGCAGAGCATCAACTTTCTCAAGGCCGATGATGTCGGCATCCTGCTGGCGACGGTGGAGGCTGCGGTGGCGAGGGCTGGCGGCCCAGTGGTGGCGATTTTCGTGGATACCGTCAGCAGGGTACTACCCGGAGCCAAGGAGAACCTTCAGGAGGACATGACGGTGTTCGTCAACGCATGCACTGCGGTGCGGGAGCGGTACGGGTCCGTGGTCATCGGCATCCACCATACCAACGCGCAGGGCGGCTTTCGCGGCTCCACGGTGGTTCCTGCGGCGGGGGATTTCATCATTGAGGTGCGGCGCGAGCCGGGGGCCATGGCCGGGTCGATCTACGCCAAGAAGATCAAGGACGGCGAGGACGGCTGGGAGCAGCCCTTTGAGGTCACCAAGGTCACGCTGGGCGACATCAAGGGCACCACCTCGCTGGCGGTGGACCGGGCTGCGTTTATCAAGCGCGGCGGCACGCTGAACTGGCCTGACCGCGATGTGTGCCTGCAGATACTGGCGGCGATCCACGAGCAGTGGGTCAAGGGCAAGCCGTGGTGCTGGTCAACGAATACCTCGCGATCGGCGGTCACCAATATCATGAAACGATGGCAACTAGAACGCGAGTTGGTGAAAGACATGCTCGAAACGTGGACGGCAAAAGGGGTCATTGAGGAGGCCGATAGAGACCCCAAAAACCATGTCGTCGGGTACCAGAAATTGCTCGATTTGTAGGAATAAAAGCGGCGAGGATGGATTTTTTCTGGCGAAAGTGAATGTGTAAGTCCTTGTTCGCGAAGGCGAAAGTGATTTGCGAAGATGGCGAGAGCGCATGTGCTAAGTCATTGATATTACAGGTGGCGAAAGCGAAGGGATACCCCCCTAAGAGGGGCGGCTCACTTTCGCCGCCGCCGCCCTCTTAGTGTAAAACCACAAACCAAGGGAGACCATCATGGCGGAAGAAACTGGCGAGACCGACAAGGAAATGTTTATGCGACTTTGGCGCGAGTGCATGGATTTGCTCTGGCGGCCCGATGTCAGCAAATTGGTCGATGAGATCACGGCGACGCACAGGACGTTGCGTGTTGCCGAGGGCAGATTATTCATGCTGCTGGGTCATGAACGCGGCAGGGTCTTGTGGGCGGCGTTGCAGGAGGAGGCAGAGCGACATGGCAAAAACTAGGACGCCCACGGCGAAGCCGGTCCTTGGTCCGCCGCGCTGGGACGCCAGCTACGCCACCTTCCTGACAGGCAGGAGCTACATCGACGGCACCGACGCCGTCGCCATCCAGCTCGAGCGCAAGTGGGGCTGCGGCAGACTGCGGCTGCTGGTCGATAACGAGACCCGCGAGAAGTTTGACAGGCAGCGGTTCCTGTACTCGAGCGCCATCTGCAATGGCGGCCTCGATGAGGTCAGGCGCGAGGCAACGAGGATGCTGGCGGGGTGGATGGCGCTGGACCGCATGGCGACGACGGCAGGGCATGGGCAGTTGTCCACGGCGGTCTGGGAGCTGACGCTGGAGGACGGCACGGTGGCGGCGATCGTGCAGGACGCCGCCAGAGCCTCACAGGTGGCCGCAGAGGGCAGGAAGGTGGCAATCTATACGCTGGAGGAGATTGGGCGGCTCCTGACCCACTACAGGGCCGTGGTGGCCGCGAAATTGACCTATCCGGGGGCGACGGTGACGCGGGTGAAGGCGGAAATAGACGACCCCACCGACGCGATCGTCGATGGGGTCGTTCTGGGCGACAAGATGGACGATCCGATCCCCGACATGACCTAGCCGGGGAGGGCGTCTATCGCCTCCGCGTGCTGCTCGATTTCCTTGCGCAGCGCGTAGACCAGCATGCGGCGGTCAGTCCAAGCCTTCTTCGCCGGTTCGAGCTGGCTGGGGTCGCGCTGGTAGTCGCGGGCATGGGGAGCAGCCTCCCCCATGGCCTCGAGCAGGACGCGGATGGCACCGACGACGGCAAGCTGCTGGCTGACCAGCTCCTGCTTGTTGGTGCCGTTGAGGCTGACCTGCGGCAGGACTAGGGCTGGGCTGCTCATTTGCCGGTGTCTCCGTTGCGGGCGCTGACGCGCAGCGAGCGGACGGTGGTCGTGGTGGTGTGGGCGCGAATGAACTGGTCCGACAGCTTCTCGCGCACGGCCTTCATGTCGAGGTTATCGCGGTCGCTCTGCGAGATCGAGAGCCGGAACAGCTCGCCCTCGTAGGCGCCGGGTTCGAGGTCCGCCAGCGCATCCTTGAGCGCCTTCTCCTTGGCGGTCAGGTCAGCGATCTGGGCCTTGATGTCGCCCAGAGCGTCGATGGTGGCGGAGAGGTTGGACTTGGTCATCATGTTGGCAGTTCCTTGTGATGGTTACGATGTAAAGAAAATAGGCCAGCCTGACACGGATGTCAAGCTGGCCGGTTAAAACTATTTCACTGAGACCCAGAACTTATCGACCGGGTCAAAGTGCGTGTGTGTCTGCTTCCAGCCAGCGAAGCGGTCGTTCGACAGCTTGAGGTCGCCAACGAGGGCGTCGATGCGGCCTTGCGTCTCGCGGATGGCGCGGTCCTTGAGGCCGTCCCATGTGGTGCTGTCGAAATAGATTTGCAGGGCCTCGTCGCGCTTGGGGTAGGCGGTTTTCTGTTCGCGTGCCTGATTGCACGCGGCGTGGTGCTCCGCGATCTTGCCTTTGCCTTCGCGCTTTGTCTTGGTCATTTGTTTTGGTCCTTTCTGGTTTCTCAGTTGGTTGCGGTTTTGGCACTTTGCGGATTGCGTATAATTACCAGCCAATAAATCCAAGCTTGCGGCCCGTGAGAAAAACATAACGAGTGCGCCAATCGCCCCATATGCCGCGCCGGAAACCAAAACCAATTCCGAGTTGCTTGGCTGCACTATTGCGAATGAACGTGAGGCAGAAACGGCCTTTGGTGATTGTGCGGTGTGTCATTTCAAATTCTCCCGGTTGCTCGTTTGTAAGGTGTTAAGGAAGAATGCTGCCGTCCCGCATGGCGTCGTAAAGTTCGACGTCTGCGCGAGACTTTTTAGCTTTGCTGGTGATTTCGTTTTCCAAACTCCAGCGCAGGGCTTCGAGAGCCAAGCGACCGCCAGAAGTGCTCTCCATTGACTCCATGCAGCCAATTTTTGAGAGGGCTTCGGAGCGAACGAGGGCTTGCTGTATTTCGTCGCCAAGCTTGTAAAAAGCCGAACCCCAACGCGCCTTAACCTCTTTGAGGCAATCTTTGAAAAGCTTTTGTTCGTGGGTCATTTGCGTATTCCTTTTCATTAATAGGGGATTACTTAGTTGGTTGCGGTTTTTAACATCCGCCTCACGGGCGGCGTTGCGGAGGTCGTCGTCAAAGTCATTGCCGTTGGTCATGGGGTAGCTCCTTGGTTGAGCCTCATATATAGGCCAACCAGACTCCCCTGTCAAGCGGTCAAAATCGGCCATTTTGACCCCCCTGACAGCCAGTTGACAGCCCTGTCCGGGTGGCCTAAATAGGGTGCTGGTTCACAACAGAAGGAGACCATCACAATGTTCGCGGTAGCAGGAGGCATCCTCGTCGCGGTGCTCGTCCTGATGATCCTTGCGTGCGTTTTGCAGGAATTGTCGGGGCACACGCTATGAGTGACAAAAGCTGGCAGCATCAGCGCGAGATGACGCCGACGCAGTACAAGCGCATCATCAAGGAGCTTGGCATGAGCCAAGCTGGCAGCGGGCGCTTTCTGGGTTTCTCGGAGCGCACCGCCAGACGCTTCATCAGCGGTGACGCCATCATTCCGCCAGCAGCCGCGTTGCTGCTGCGCGCCATGGTGGTTCACAAGGAGGTTCCGGTCGTGCCGGATTGGGAGCGTTAATCTGGTCAGGCGTTGACGCCCCCGATGGAGGGCGCGTAGTGTCCGCTGCATCGGGCGCTGCGCGCCCTCTTTGTGTTTGTGAACTGAAGGCAAGTAAATGGCTAAAGCACCAGCTGATCTGAGAAGTTTGGCGCGCGCGCAGACTGAAACGTGCGTGCGTGTTCTCACTGGCATCGTGCGGCAGAAAACTGCGCCGCCTGCTGCGCGCGCACACGCCGCTGGTTTGCTGCTCGATCGCGGCTGGGGACGCGCACCGCAACCCGTGACCGGCGAAGACGGCAAGGCGATCGAGATCACGATCAGAAAGATGATCGGCATTGACGACGACAATAAAACTTGACGTGCCGTACAACGGCTGGCGACCGCGCCCTCATCAAAAAAAGTTGTGGGAATATCTGTCGCGCGGCGGCAAGCGTGCGATGGCGGTCTGGCATCGGCGCGCAGGAAAAGACGAGGTGTGTCTGCATCACACCATGGTGTCGGCAATCGAGCGTGTCGGAAATTACTGGCACTGCCTGCCGGAGTATAATCAGGGACGCAAGGCGATCTGGACGGCGATCAACGCACACACCGGCAAGAGGCGCATCGATGAAGCATTCCCAACCCAGCTGCGAGCAAACGTCAGCGACAACGAAATGTTCATCCGCTTCCACAACGGAAGTACATGGCAGGTCGTTGGCTCCGATCGGTACGACGCAACTGTCGGCGCCAGCGTCACCGGCATCGTCTACAGCGAATGGGCGCTCAGTAATCCCAGCGCGTGGGCTTACCACCGGCCTATGGTCGAGGAGAACGAAGGCTGGGCGACGTTCATCACTACTCCCCGTGGACGCAATCACGCGCTCGCCATGTTTCAGCACGCAGCTCAGTCTGCCGATTGGTTCTCCCAGCTCCTCACTGTTGACGACACGGGAGCAATGCCTGCTGCTGCTCTGCAAGCTGCCCTAGCCGAGTATCAGGCGCTCTACGGCGCCGACGTCGGGCGCGCACAATTCCGGCAGGAATATTATTGCGATTGGAACGCGGCGATACTGGGCGCGTACTTTGCGCTCGAGATGGCGCAGGTGCGCATCGAGGAGCGTGTCGTTGCCGTTGAGGCTTTGCCGACGCCAGTACATCGTGCGTGGGACATCGGCATGAAGGACGACACCAGCATCTGGTGGTGGCAGCTGCAGGGTTCGCAGATCGTCATCCTCGACCACTACGCGGCGTCCGGCGTCGGCGTCGAACACTTTGCTGACCAGATCGAGACGCGCCGCAAGCAGTACGGCTGGATCGACGGCACCGATTGGGTGCCGCACGACGCCAAGGTGAAGGAGTGGGGCACCGGCAAGACGCGCGTCGAGACCATGGAGCATTTCGGCCTGCACCCGATGCTGGTGCCGTTCGCCTCGTTCATGGACGGCATCAACGCTGCCCGGCGCACGCTGCCGTTGTGCGTGTTTCATCCGCGCACCGAGGAGACCGGCATCGCCGCGCTCGAGCAGTACCGGCGCGAGTGGGATGACGAGAAGAAGGCATTCCGGCAGAGTGACGTCCATGATTGGACGGCGCACCCTGCGGCTGCATTCCGCTATTTGTCGCTGGCGTGGCGCATCGGAGAGCGGCGCGAGGAGGCGCAGCCCAAGCTGGGCGGCTGGCAGATCCCGCCGCCTTCCGAGGAGCGAACGGGGATACGGCTATGAGCAATGTGATCAGGATGACTGCTAATAAAAATAAGCACGACCCTGACGCTAAAAAGTGGAAACATCAGATCGAGGCGTTGGGAGACAGATTGGTGGAGCGCCTGATCGATGCCATCAGGCTGGCGGATGATGATGCAGACGACGAAGGCATGCCAGCGGAACTTGCCGACTGCGCGATACTGGGGGCGATAGTTGGAATACTGGTGGATCACACTTACACGCGAAACATCATTGGGCCGGACGCATTGATCAAGTTTGTTGAGTATCAGATCAAGGGAACGCTTGAATGATGACGCCGCAGCAGAGTACCGACTACAGCATCAAGATGCTGGAGCAGTTCAAGGGCATGGATACCGGCGACGTGATCACAGTGCTGGCGACGGCGCTGCAAATGGCGATCTGCTATGGTGCGCAGAACAAGCAGGACGCCGTGGACATGCTATCGTGCCTGATGGTGGACGCCGAGAATAACCTGCCACGGCAGTACGACATTGTGCAGTCCTCGCGTTTGCTGCACAAGAATGCCGGTAAAGAGGAGCGGCTGCAGTGACGCCAGCACAGCGCAAGTACGACCTCGACCTCGCCGCCTCCATGATCAAGATGTCGGTGTGGATCGCGCCGCGCTCGCGCAAGGTGGCAGACACGCTGCGTGTCGCCGCGCAACGCCTCAACGCACTCGCATCCGAAATTGATACACAGCCCGCGTCAGCACCGGATCAGAACCGGTGAGGGGTAAATGGCGGAGAACGACAAACAGCTCGAGCCGGTAGAAGAAGAACTGGCGCCGAGCAAGGAAGACGAGCGATCGGGCGAGGATCAGTACAATCCGGCCATCGAGCCTGAGAAGGCGGCGGCGTGGCTGTACATGCTGCGCGAGAGCGAGAAGGCATTCGAGCAGTACAACTTTGCCTGCGACAACATCGAGAAGCTGTACGCCAATCTCGACCTGCTGCGCAGCAGTGTGCGCGACCGGCAGTTCAATTTGTTCTGGGCCAACCTCGAGATCCTCAAGCCGTCGATCTACGCCAAGGCGCCGGTGCCGGTGGTGGTGCCCAAGTTCAAGGACCGCAGGCCGCTGTATCAGACCACCAGCGAGCTGCTGGAACGCTGCTCCAACGTCGCCTTCGATCTCACCCGCATCAACGACCTGCTCATGCTGGTGCGCGACGATCTGGCAACGACAGGACGCGGCGTGGCGTGGTGCCGGTATGAGCCGAAAGACGACGACAAGGACAAGACGGAATACGTCTGCGTCGATTTCAAGGGTCGCAAGGATTTCCTGCACTCGCTGTCGCGCAACTGGCGCGAGGTGACGTGGGTTGCCGCCGCCAGCTACATGACGCAGGCGCAGGCCAAGGAGCGGTTTAGCAAGTACAGCGGCGACCAGTACCAGCGGGCCGAGTACAAGGTTGACAAGGATCTCAAGGATCTGGGCGGCGCCGACCGGCGCGAGCGCGCCAAGTTCTGGGAGATCTGGCACAAGGGCATGGACCTCGTGGTCTGGGTGGCGGAAGGCTGCGAGGATATTCTCGACAAGGCTGACCCGGAGGAACTGGCGCGGCTGGGCAATTTCTTTCCGTGTCCGAAGCCTGCCTACAGTGCCGTGCAGCCGGGTTCTCTGATACCGGTGCCGGACGTGCTGCAGTACAAGGACCAGCTCGACGAGGTGAACCTGCTCACGTCGCGCCTGCACGCGCTGTCCGACGCGCTGGAAGTGAAGGGATTTTACCCGGCAGGATCAGCCGAGATCAGCGACGCCGTGCAGGCCGCCATCAAGACGCATTCGCCGGGGCGCGTGCTGGTTCCGATCAGCAACTGGGCGGCATTCGGCGGCAGCAAGGAAGTGATCATCTGGATGCCGATCGACATGATCGCGCAGACCATCACGTCCGTCATCGCGGTGCGCAAGCAGATCATCGACGACATCTACCAGATCATGGGCCTGTCCGACATCATGCGCGGCTCGACCAACCCGGACGAGACGCTGGGCGCGCAGCAGCTCAAGTCGCAGTACGGCAGCGTGCGCATCCGCGATAAGCAGTCCGAGATGGTGCGCGTAGCGCGCGACATCGAGGAGATTATTGCCGAGATCATGTGCAGCGAGTTCAAATTCACCACGCTGATGCAGATGGCGCAGATGGATATTCCTACCGACGCCGAGCAGCAGCAGAAAATCACGATGATCCAGCAGCAGCTGCAGATGATGACCATGCAGGCGCAGCAGCAAATGGCGCAGGCGCAAGGCGCGCCGCAGGCGCAGAGCATGGCAACAGTTGGCGCGCCGGATCAGCTCAAGCAGCTCGAGACGCAGTTCATGCAGCTCAAGAGCAACCTCGAGGACCAGCAGCAGATACCGACGCAGGAAGACATCAAGCAGTTCATTGACGATTACCGCACTACGGCGTTCGTCCTCGACATCGAGACCGACAGCACCATTCAGGCCAACGAGGATGCCGAGAAGCAGCGGCGCGGCGAGTTCATGGGCATGATGGCGCAGCTGCTGCCGCAGCTGGCGGCACTGATCGCGCAGGAGCCGGGCGCCGCCGAGTTCTGCGGCGAGCTGCTCAAGTTCGCTACCGCGCCGTTCCGTGTCGGACGCTCGCTCGACGGCTCGATCGACAACCTGATCCAGCAGGTCGAGGCGCAGGCGGCACAGCGTGTCGGACAGCCTGATCCCAAGACGTCGGCGGAACAGCAGAAGCTGCAGGCGACGATGCAGCTGGAGACGCAGAAGCTGCAACAGCAGAAAGACAGCGATAACGCCGCCAACCAGCTCGAGATGGCTAAGGTCACCGCCAAATCGCAGAGCGAACAGATGCAGATGGCGAACGATCTAAAGCTTGCGCTGTTCGAGGCTGACAGCAAGAAGCAGCTTGAGATGGCGCGCATCACGCAGACGCAGATCAAGACGCAGCAGAGCCAGCAGCAGCACGAGCAGAAGATGGCCGAGACCAGCCAGAAGATGGCGCTCGCCACTCAGGCTGCCGAGCAAAACCAGATGAACATGCAGAACCGCAACGCCGACATGGCGGCGCGCAGGCAGATGAGCGAGCGCAATCAGGTGTTCAAGGAAAATCAAGCGGCGATCAAGCCTTACCCTACGGTGCGATAAATGGCTGACGTGCTGGAAACTCCCAAGCGGTTCGAGAAGGCGTTCTCCGACGACGATCGCAGGCGCGTGTACGAATACCTGAACGAACCCGGCTGGGAAACGGGGTGGAAATCCAACTCCAAGCGCGACGCCTACACGTTCCTGCACAAGCACTTTGCCGGGTGGCGCAAGCTGGGCGACGGCAAGCCTGACGTCTACGAGTGTCAGGACGAACTGCAGAAGAACAGCCCGCTGATTTACGATGCGTGGCTGACGGTGCGCGACAAGATCTTTGCCGGGCACAAGCTTGTGCGCTGCTACGCCAACGCCATGTGCTACGGCATGGACGGAACCGTCCACACCGACAGCGGCGACCCCGGCAACTACACCGCTGTGTACTATCCGCACGAACGCTGGTCGCCCAACTGGGGCGGCGAGACTATCTTCTACAATCGCGAGGAGAACCGCATCATGGCGTGTTTCTACCCGCGTCCAAATTCCGTGGTGGTGTTCGACGGACGCATTCCGCACCGCGCCAGCGGCGTCGCGCGCAGCTATGCCGGGCTGCGCATTACATTGATGTTCAAGACCTGCCTAGGAGAACTGAATGAGCGCCCCGAAGGATCACGCTAATTACGCCAGAGTAAGCAGCTTGCTTTCGTATGACCCGCTTACTGGCGTGTTCACATGGAAGATTGCGCGAAAGTGCGGTCATATTGCGGGCACTATTGCTGGCAGCTTAGGCCGTGATGGATATTGGACAATCATGGTCGATGGCAAGGCTTACAAGGCTCACCGGCTGGCATGGTTGCTGACAACAAAAGCGTGGCCGGAAGCCGAGATTGATCACATCAATCGAGATCGTTCAGACAATCGAATTGTAAATCTGCGCGCTTCAACGCATAGCGAAAATCAAATCAATAATGACGGGTATCGAAACAATAAAAGCGGTTACAAAAACGTGCATTTTCATAAAGCGAGTGGAAAGTGGGTAGCAGCGATCAGGCGAAATAATAAAAGGCGTCATTTAGGAATATTCATAACACCACAAGAAGCAAACCAAGCACTGACGGAGAAACCCGATGCCGCCGTATGATCCGCGTGACGATATCACCAACCAGCTGATGCAGAGACAGGGCGCCAGCCCGCTCGACTACGGCATGGCCGGGCTTGGCTCCGCCGCGCCTGCGGCGTCACCCATGACGGGGCCGACGCTGCCCGGACTGCCAGCAACCCCGCCGGGCGGAGTGCCGGGCGCAGGCATTGCGCCAGCCGGACCATCCGTGCTGCCGACGCCGCCGCGTCCGGTCATGCAGGGCGGAGCGATGCCAAGCATGGGTTCGCTTGGCGCAGGCATGGGTCAGATGGGACAGGTGCGCGGCGCTGGCATGGGCCAGATGTCTGATTTCGAGAGCGGGCTTGGGCGCATGGGCCAGATGTCTGATTTCGAGAGCGGGCTTGGGCGCATGGGAGGCAGACGGCGAGGCTACTAAATGCGGGATCTACCGGATTATTTGGTCATGCAAGAATATCTCCGAGATTTCCTGATGTCACTGGACGCCAACAAGACGCCGCACAGCGGGCGTGTGCTGTTCGAGCATCTTAAGGGCGTGCATGACCTGCTGCGCGATTGGGACAACAGCCATGACGTCTGTCTTGCCGGATTGTTTCACTCGATCTACGGCACCAACACGTTCAAGCATCAGTCGATGTCCGATCGCGGCAAACTGGTGCAGATGATCGGCGTTAAGGCCGAGCTGCTGGTGCATTATTTCTCCACCAAGGACAGACCGTTCTTCAACAGCCTGAAGGATTTGGACAAGCCGCACCCTTACGATTTCTGGGATAAGGACGTGCGCAAGAACCTGCTGGAGATCGAGGCTGCCAACCTGCTGGAACAGGGTGGCAACGTTGCCGTGTTACGCAAGCTGGCTGGCATGAAGGAACTGAGCAACGGCGCGCGCGCCGCGCTCAACTGCGGGGTCGTATGACAGACCGCAACGACATCACGAAGGTTCTCACCGATAAAGAGATCGAGGACATGGGCGCGCCGTATCTGGCAATGGCGCAGGCTCCGCCGCAGGCTGAGTACAGCATGCCGCCGCCAGCTTCATACGGTCCGGCAGCGAACACCCAAGCGTACTACGGCGGCGGCAGAGGTGGTCCGCTTTCGCTGCAAGGCTACGCCAACGTGGCTGGTGGCATGCACGACACAATAAAGCAGCTCTACCCCGACGCCGGAATACAGATGCGCTACAGAAGGTCGTTCTAAAATGCCGGGCGAGGAGTACAACTACATTCCGGGAGATCTGGCGCGGCAGGATCTTTATCCTGACGAGCGCAAGATGCAGCCGCCGCAGGACCAGCCGTGGCCGCAGCAGGCGCAAGCATCGCCGCAAGATCCGCAGCCGTGGCAGGCGCCGCCCACTGATCTGGCGAGGTGGCCGGTTGATCCTTCGCAGATGGACGCCAGCGAGGCCGCCGCCTTCCGCACGCAGTCACGCTACCGCAACGCGCTGGCGCGCGACCCGACAAGCAACCGCTTGGGCGACCTCGCGCAGACGATCGCGCCGCAGTCGCCGCTCGACTACGCGCTGCTGGCGTCCGGTACGATAGGGAAGGTGGCGTCGGTGCCGGTGCGCGCTGCGCTCTACGGCGGCGCCATGGCAATGGACCCGAGTTCAGCCGAGGCCAGCTTCGCCGGTAAACTGTCACGCACGGCCAACCTCGACATGATGAAGAAGGCCGAGGAGATGCTGCAATACGGCAAGAGCGCCAGCGACATCCGCAATGAGACAAGCTGGTTTCCGACTGCTGGCGGCATTCTGAAATACGAGATCCCCGATCGCGGCAGCAACTGGATCAAGGGGATGGAGCCGTCGAAGCTGAAATTTCCAGCCGGGCAGTCGATGACTATGCCGATGGGTGACGCCTTCAACCACCCGGAGCTGTACGACGCCTACCCGGAACTGGCTAACATTCCGCTGACCATCACCAAAAGTCTGGGCAAGAATACTCGCGGCGGCTACTCGCCTCCGCTCGATACCGACGACCCCGGCAGAATTTTGCTGGCTCCCGGTTCAGGCAAGGGAATGCGCGACGTCAACTTGCACGAGCTGGGCCACGCAAATCAGGATCTGAACAGCTGGCCTGTCGGCAGCAATCCGTACAGGCTTTTTGGAGAAATGCAGGAAGGCACGCCGCAGTGGGATATCTACCAGCGCATGCGTGCCGACGCGACCAAGCCGATGTCTTGGGAGGAATTTCAGGACATGGCGAAGGAGACCGGCGTTCCAGTGACGCCGGAAGGATACAAGAGCTATTTCGAGGCGGCACAGAACGTCAAGCTGATGCCGAGTACAGAGGACAGGCTAAAGCGTCTTGCCTCTAGCGAGGCGTATCGCGCCACCGCTGGAGAGGTTGAGAGCCGCAACATCCAGACCCGCAAGGATTACACGCCAGAGCAGATCAAAAACATTTCACCTGAGATGTCGCAGGACACGCCCTACGACAAGCAGATCATTCAGTACCGCGATGCGCCTGTTGCGGTACCAAAGGAAGGCGCTCCGTGGGAGCTGGGTTCGCTGGCCGATCAGTCGATGCAGTTGAGTACGAAAGATCCCGGCCTCACTGGTTTTGCTCCTGACAAGAGCGCAGTTGGTGATCTGTTCGACTATTCGCGCATTCACGAAGTACCTGATGTCCGTCAGTTTGATTTGCCGCGCTATAACCCACCGCGCGGCGTCAGCGAGCGTGTCGATGCGCTGACAGGAAATAAAAAAGTTCAGCAGCAGATGCTCGACTACATCGACAAGGGTCGCGACATGAATGCCGAGACCTTCTACTACAACGAGCCGCTGCGAGATGCCTTCGTATCCGAGCTGGGCAAGAAGAAAGGCCCTGAAGCGTTCTCGCGCTACATGGACTACGTCGCGGCAACCTCACCGCGATCAGATGTAGAGACCAACGCCCGCAACGCCAGTTACTACTACATGCTCGAGAGGCAAGGGTTACCGGTGCCGCCTCAAGGCGGCGTCAACCCGCAGCCATATGGTCACATGGCGCAGAACCTGCATCGTGAGAATGCCGAGAAGATCCGTTCCGGCGAATATTTTGATCCGATCGCAAATCCAAAGCCGCTGTCGTTCAGCCAGAACCTGCAGGGAAATTTTGCCCCCGTGACGGTGGATGCGCATGCGTTCAAGTTGCCAGCGATGTTGTCTCGCAACCCTGATTTCCTTGCCGGTTCTCTCAAGCTGGAGAAAGGCGAGCCGACGATCAACCCGACGCAAATGTACGAAAGCGGCGACCTGACCATGCGAGAGGCGGCTAAACGTCCGGTGTACTGGGCCGCCCGTCCAAACAAAAACGAATACGGCGCGATGGAGCAGTACTACAAACGTCTGGCTGACGAGGCAGGAATGACGCCCGGACAGACACAGGCTGCGGCATGGGCTGGCGGCGGCAAGGTGACAGGTCTTGGCAGCGTTGCCGGTGATCCGTTCATGCGAGCAGTCGAAAACCGCGCTATCAAGACAGCCGCCGAGCGTGGCATAACACCAGCCGAAGCATTGTCACAGATGATGCGCGGTAAAGCACCGTTGCTTGGTATCGGAGGCGCCGCAGCTATGGGCGGCCTTGCAGCACAGGACGACTATCGATGAAAAAAAGAGTAAAGACTGTCACACGACGGAAGGTTAACCACAAAAGAACGGTGCGCCCTGCGGCGCGGCGTGTATTGAAGGAGAAAAGAACTATGGCGAAAGCAGCAGTGCAACCCAAGAACAAGGACGAAGAAGAAGACGGCGGCACCAATGACGTGATGGCGACAAGCGCCGATCCGAAGCTGTCCAGCGACGTGGCTCCGGGGTTCACTCCGGGCGCGGTACCGGCGGCCAAGGACATCTCCAAGATCGTCACCGACACGCCGACCTACGGCACCGAGACGCCGCCACGGCAGACGCCGCCCACCAGCATCGACAACGCGATCAAGCATTCGCCGCCGAGTTTCTACGACAGCAACGGGCAAAAGATCGTCAGCCTGCTACCGACGTTGACCAGCATCTCGCCATCCACGGCAGTGTCGGTCACTGGTGCTGATCTCACTGTGACAGCAACGGGCACCAATTTCGACCGGGCGACGTTCCTGACGTTTGGCGGAGCAGTCGCCTCGCAGACGGTCTATGTCAGCGCGACATCGCTGACGTGTCTGCTCAAGCCCTCGCTGCAACCCGGACCCGGCGTCGTTCCGGTAACGGCCAAGAACCCGGCAGGTCAAAGCGCACCGCAAAACTTTACGTTCACTTGAGGTGAGCCATGGCTATGCCGGTTGTCACTGTTGCGGCTGGTGGTATTCCTGTTGTTGATGTCACCGCCACGACGCCAAAGACGGGTGCGCCGGTAACAGAAGCCGTCGCACCAAACGTTCGCGGCACTGCCGTCACCAAGGTCACCAACTACGGCATCCCGGTTACGTTCGTGTAGAACAATGGTGAAGCTGATTGAAGTTGAGCCAAACAAATGGCGCGTGGAAAAACGTACAGGAGAGCCTGCGCGGTCTGTTCTCCCGTGTCCGCATGTCATTAGCGACATCATGGAGCCTACCGAGCACGTGGATGGCAAGTTTTATACAAGCAAGGCGGCCTTCCGCGCCACCGGACGCGCACTTGGGCTTATTGAAATCGGTAACGAAAAGTTCAAGCCGAGACAGAGAGCGTCGGCAAGGCGGGAAGAAAAAGAAAAGCGGCGCAACGCGCTGAAGCTTGGTCTGGACAAGTACAAAGCCGGTTACAGGAGTACACCGCGATGAAATGCGACAACTGCGGCGCCGACATGAAGAAGGGCGCGAAGGTGTGCCCGGAGTGCGGCATGAAGGTAAAGACGTCACGGCGCGATGCGATTGCCGGTGCCATGACCAAGGTCAAGGATACCGACATGGACAAAGCGTGATGCCGTCAAAGTCAAAAGCACAGAAACGCTTCATGCAGGCGGTTGCTCACTCTCCGTCTTTTGCAAAAAAAGTCGGCGTCCCGCAGTCCGTTGGCGAGGAGTTCAACAAGGCGGACGAGCGCAAGGCGTCTATTCGCAAGGCGATCAATACAGTTAAAAATCGGAGGGCAAAATGAGCGACGTATCACAGGCACCGGCACCAGCTCCGTCAGCACCGGCACCAGCACCGCAGGCTCCGTCGCCAGCGCCGTCGCAGACCGAGGTGCCGGTCAACCAGAACCCGGTTGGTCAGCCGGGACCGATCGGCAATCAGGCGCCGCCTAAACCAGAAGGTCAGGACAGCAACAAGAACTCGCACATCAGCCGCCGCGAGGCACTGTCGGATGCCTTCAAGCGCGCCAAGGATGCGCAGGACGAGGCGGTAAAGAACGCCCCCAAACGCGAGCGCAGCCAGCCAGCGGAGGCGCCGCAGAAGGAGGCCAAGGACGCGCAGCCAGAGAAGGCAGCGCGATACCGCGAAGGCGGAAAGTTCGCCCGCGACCCGGCAAAGGCGCAGCAGGAATTGCCGCTGGGCCAGCAGCAGCAAGGCCAGCAGCCTGCCCAGCAGCAGCGTCAGATCGCTCCGCTCGACGAGCGCGCGCCCTACCGAGATCCTCCGAAGCGATGGAGCGAGCAGGCCCGGCAGGAATGGGCAGCCGCGCCTGAAAGCGTGCGCGGCGCCGTCTACCAGATGGGCAAGGAATTTCAATCTGCTTACCAGAAATACAAGGGCGACAACGACGTGATGAACGAGTTGCGCCCCTATCACGATCTCGCCAGCAAGCAGGGCACCTCGCTGCGCAAGGCGTTCGACAACTACTACGGCATGGAGATGAAGCTGCGCCAAGACCTGATTGGCGGTCTTGACGTCATCGTGCAGAACGTGGCGCGCAGCCAAGGGCTGACAGGCCGCCATGGTGGTCCGCTCACAATCCAAGACGTGGCGCATCACATCGCGAACATGACGCCGGAACAGCACCAGCTGACGCAGCAGCGTAACATCCAGCAGTCATCGGAGCAGCGGCTTGGACAGATGCAGCAGGAGGTCCAGCAGCAGCAGCAGGTTCTCAATCAGATCCTGTACCAGCAGAAATTTACCTACACCCGCTCGCAGGTCGATCAGTTTGCCAATTCGCACCCGCGATTTGACGAGCTGGCTGACCTGATCAAGAGCGAACTTGATTTAGGTTTCTCGTTGGAGCAGGCTTACACCCGCGCGGACAGGCTACGTCCGGGCACACAGGCGGCTCAGACCCGCACACAATCGGCTCAGACCCGAAAAACGTCGATCAGCGGCGCTCCAGACGGTACCGGCAAGTCCGGTAACACACGTCCCTCAGACGGACAGCGGCGAACGAACGGCGAAGCGAAACACCCATCGAGGCGTGAGGCGCTGCAGAAAGCAATGCGCCGCGCCGCCAATGGCGTGTAGGGAGCTGAAATAAAAGCTCGTCCTGCGCGCCGTGTAATCGCAAGGATGATGAGCCATGCCTATTCTGCCAGTTGGAACTGGTGACAACCTTCCGTATCAACAAATCCTGTCGATGGCGATCGAGGACCGTTCATCCTCGTACCAAGACTTGGTTTCAGACAACAACGCACTTCTGTCGGTGATGCGCGACAAGGGTCTGTGGATGACCTACAGCGGCCCACGCATTCGTCAGACGCTGCAAATCTCAAAACAAAGCGCCCAGTGGTACAGCGGCTACGACGTGCTGCTGAACCCTGCGATCGACCTGTTCGCGGATGCTTGGTACGAGCCAAAGATGGTCGTTGTGCCGATCATTTTGAGCAAGCAGGAAATCCTCAACAACGAGGGCGAGGCCCAGTTGATGGACGTGCTCGACAGCTACATGGAAGCTGCCGAAAAGGCCTTGGAAGACGCCATGGACAGCGCACTGCATGCCGCCGGTGGCGGCAAGCAACTCACCGGTCTGGCTACGGCGGTGCCGGTTGCCAATACGACCGGCGTCTACGGCGGAATTGATCGTGCGCAGAATACTTGGTGGCAGACGCAATCTATCGACGCGCAGTCCTACATCGCAGGTATCACGCAGGTCACGTCCACGACTATCCGTCCTACCCTCAACCGGATCATGACGGCGCAGTCACGCGGCAAGGACTATGCTGATCTGTTGATCATGTCTCCGCAGCACTACGAGGCCTACGACGCGGCGACTGTCGCCATCCAGAGGCTCACAAGGGATGGTGGCGGTCTTGCAAGGCTTGGCTTCTCGACGCTGGAGTACATCGGCGGCGGAAAGACTGCGACGATCGTGCTGGAAGGCGGCATCGGCTCCGACATGCCTGCCGATACGACCTACGGTCTGCAGACTGACAGCCTGCGCCTGCGCTATCACCCAAGCCGCAACTTCGACAGCGTGTTCAAGGGTGAAGGCCAGATGCCCATAGACAAGGATGCCGTAGCCCAATTCATAGGGTGGATGGGTGAACTCACGATGGTTAACCCAAAGTTTAATTGGAGATTGCGTGACAGCAATCCTGCGGCATAGCCCATCCATAGCTTGGATTGGTTAGGGGCTGCTTGACGACGAGTCTCCGGTTTGGTGAAGTCGGTCTGGTTAACCAAACCAGACCGGAGATTTGAAATGAAAAGCCGAAAGATGCCCTCGAAAGAGGAGCTTGACGTTGTGCTGAAGTACGACCCGGACACAGGCGCGCTGACATGGCGGGTCAGGCCCGTGACGCTGTTCAATGTCGGCAAGACAGAAGAACGGCCTCGTTCTGCCGAGCATGCCTGCAATCAATGGAATAGCCGGTGGGCCGGTAAGCCGGGAGCGACACTAAAATCTGACGGGTATTACTATGTGCACTTCAATTATCAGACAACACTAGCGCACCGTGTTGCTTGGAAAATAATGACCGGCGAAGACCCGACTGAGATCGATCACATCGATGGCAACCGAGGAAATAACAAATGGTCAAATCTGCGCAACGGTACTCGATCCGACAACCTTCGTAATATCGCTCTGAAGCGTAACAACACATCCGGGTATCACGGCGTGTCGTTCAGCAAACGTCAGCAAAAATGGATCGCTTCTATCTGGCTTGGGTCGTTCGATAGCAAGGAAGAAGCTATCACTATCCGAAAGAAATACGAAGCTTTGCTAGGTTTTCACTCCAACCACGGACGAGAGAAAACAGCTTAACGAACTTGCGATCCGGTCTGTTGACGCGGGCTGGTTCAAGAGAGAGGGCGGATGCCGGGAAGCCAGATGCCTTCCGGGTCTTCCGGCGTCCGCCTTTTTAACAAACAGGAAGGGCAAACACAAAATGGTTCCGAATGACAAAGGGGTGGTTGCGGTGTTCCGCAACGGCACCTTCAAGAACATCGTCAAGTCAGCTGAAGCCGGGCGACCGATGTTCGACGACGTCGAGCTGGTGGAGATCCGCCATCCCGGCTCGCGCGACTACGGCGTCTATCCGGCGACAGACCGCTCGCACTGGGACGTTGACCCGGTCAGCGGAGAGCAGCGCGCCGTTACATACGCCGAGCGGTTCTCCAAGCAGTACCAGCAGTTCAAGGCGAGCCAGCAGCAGACCAAGGCAGGGACGCCGATCGACTATCTGCCGTTCCTGACCGAGGGAAAGCGTGCCGAGCTGCGCGCTATGAACATCTACACCGCAGAGGCGATGGCGATCGTCGATGGTGCTGAACTCAAGAACCTCGGACCCGGAGGCCGCGAGATCAAGAACAAGACCATCGAGTTTCTGGAGAGCAGCAGCGACACGGCAAGGATCACCAAGCTAGAGGCCGAGCTGGAGGCGAGCAGGCTTCGCGCCGAGGTTCTTGAGGATGACAACAAGCTGCTTGCAAAGAACCAGCAGCCGCCGGGCGAGTACGACGGCATGTCCGACACGCAGCTGCGTGAGCATGTCCGCGCGCTTACCGGCGTTGCTCCTAAAGGAAATCCGTCACGCAAGACACTGATCCGCATGGCGCAGGATCACAAGAATACTGTAGCAGCATGAGCCTTCTGTCTGTAGTGCGGGACGTATGCCTTGCCGTTGGCGTTAATCCGCCAGTGTCGATGTTCTCTCCTTCCGTGCAGCCCCGCACGCAGACCGAGCTGCTGTCGCTCGCCAACGAGATGGCGCAACGCATCGCCTACGACACGCGCGAGTGGGGGCGATTGAAGCTGGTGGGGACATTCAACGGCGACGGCGCCATCATGCCGCCGCCGCCAGATCCTACTGGCGTCCTTGTCGGCACGGACAGGTTCGACATGCCTGCCAATTTCAAGCGCATGTCGCTGACGTCAAACGTCTGGCGTTCGTCCAACACGCAGACGCCGATGCTGTTCATCGCGGACGCCGACGAGTGGCTGAACAGGCGTGCGCGCGGCTGGATAAGCGGCTTGGGCGAGTGGACGATACTGGGCGGGCAGATGCTTATTTCGCCGGTCATGCCGATCGGAGAAAACGCGACGTTTGTCTACCTCGACAAGAACTGCATTGCGCTTGGCAGCGGGGGCTACGGCGACACGTTCATGACCGACACCGACACGTTCCTGCTGGGCGATCGTATCCTGAAACTTGGCATGATCTGGCAGTGGAAGGCTAACAAGGGATCGCCCTACGCCGAGGACATGGGCACTTACTCCGACGCGCTGACGATGGTGATGGGCACCGATCAGCCAGCCCCGATCATTGTCGGCAGCGGTCGAATACGCGGCAGCCCGGCTTATACGGGGGTTGCGCCATGGCCTTCCTAGCAGAACGGGCCATCTACAACGTCGCGCTGCAGGGTCCGCCGGGACCGGCAGGACCACCGGGACCAGCCAGCATTGTGCCGGGACCGCCGGGGGAGACGGGTCCACAAGGACCGGCCAGTACGGTGCCGGGGCCGCCGGGGAGTTCCGGGCCTCCGGGTCCACAGGGACCGGCTGGAGCCGACAGCATGGTGCCGGGTCCGCCGGGTGCCGCCAGCACGGTGCCGGGACCGCAGGGACCGCAGGGGCCAGCAGGACCAACAGGCGCCGCCAGTACGGTGCCGGGTCCGCCGGGAGCCACAGGTCCACAGGGACCGGCAGGACCAACCGGCGCCGCCAGCACGGTACCGGGGCCTACGGGAGCTACAGGACCGCAGGGACCGGCAGGCGCAGCCAGCACGGTGCCGGGACCGCAGGGTCCGCAAGGAATACCGGGACCGCAGGGGCCGCAAGGAGTGGCCGGTCCGTCCATGGGCGTTCTTGTTTCGGCTACGGCGCCGGTAGGGGCCGCCGACAATTCGCTCTGGCTGAACAGCAACAACGGTTTTCTGTTCGTCCGCTACAATGACGGAAACACCACGCAGTGGATTGGTGTCGCCTCCCGCGCCGAGGCCTCGCCATGAGCGGACACGCAGCATTCCGGCGTCAGCCTGTGCCCGGAGAAATGGCGCTCCAGTACGCCACCACAACATTGCCTGCGCCCATTCGCGGCGTCATCGAAAATGAGAACTGGGCCTATACCAAGCCGGGCGGTGCGGTGATCCTCGATAACTGGTTCCCGACGCAGAAGGGTCTCAGGCTGCGCGGCGGCACCGAGCGGTGGCTGACGCTGCCAGATCCTGTGGAGGTCGTTCGCAGCGGGTTCGAGTACGTCAGCGGCTCCGTGCAGCGCATGTTCGCGGCGACTACGACACGGTTATTCGACGTGACGTTTTCCGACAGTCCTATTGAGGTCACGGGTCTTGGCACGCAGACCAACGGCAACTACAGCGCGGCGCAACTTGCCAATACCGGAGGGGACTACCTTATCATCGTCAACGACGCGGGCGACTATGTGCGCCGCTTCAACGGCTCATCGTGGGCGTATCTATCGACGACTTTGCCAGCGGTCTGGGCCATCAGTACGGCTTATGTCGTTGGCGATCGTGCGCTCGACACGGCGGACAATACTCGCTGGAAATGTCTGATCGCCCACACCAGCCCCGGCACCGGCACGTTTGCCGCCGCGCGTCTCGCTACGCCGTCGCAGTGGGCGCTGGAGCATGCGTCCGACAATGTGAGTTTCATCACTGCCCCGGCAACGGCACCGGCAATGGTGCAGAACGGTCAGGGGCTGACCCACGTCTGGAAGCACGCCAACCGTCTGTTCTTCGTGCAGGGCGGCACCATGAATGCGTGGTGCTTGCCGGTGCACGCCGTCGGCGGCGAGCTGGTTTTTATTCCGCTGTCCGGCGCGATGAAGCGCGGCGGCTCGCTGCTCTTTGGCGCCAGCTGGTCCGTGGACAGTGGTTCCGGCATGGACGACAAGTGTATTTTCGTCAGCGATCAGGGCGAGATCGCCATTTTCTCTGGCACAGATCCGACCAGCTCGACCAACTGGAAGCAGGACGGCTGCTACGACATCTCGCAGCCACTGAGCAAGTATGGTCACCAGAAACTTGGCGGAGACATCATGATCTCCACGATCGACGGCATCGTGCCGCTGACGGCGACGATGTCCAAGGACGTGTCGCAACTGTCGCTTGCCGCGATCACCTACAACATCCAAAACCTGTGGACGCTGGAACACAACGTCAAAAGAACATACCCGACGATGCTAACCAAGTGGAGCGAGGGGAATGCGCTGATTTTCAGTTTCCCCGGAGCAGGCTCAACGGTAGCCGGTATCTTCCCCATTAAATCCTCTACTGTCGGCGTCAGCAATGTGCAGACCGGGGCATGGTGCCGCTACACCGGCTGGGACGCGGTGTGCTTCATGCAACTGCACGGCTCGCTGTTTTTCGGCACGCAGGACGGCAGGATCATGATGGCCGAGAGCAGCGGTACCGACGACGGCGTCGGCTACGTCTGCACGATGGTTGGCGGCTGGGAGATGTTTCAGTCGCCGCCCAATCAGGTCACGTGGTTTCAGGCGCGGGCGGCGTTTTTTAGTTCAGCGCACGAGCCGTTCCAACCGCAACTCGCGGCAGCCGTCGATTATCAGTTCGTGATCCCGCCGCCGCCGCCTCCCGGCCCAGATCCCGGACCGCTTGACGTATGGGATCAGGGACTGTGGGACACCGCGCTTTGGGACCAACCCGGTGCCAGTATTCCGGCAATCAAAAATACGATGTGGGTGTCGATTGGCGAGACAGGATTTTCGCATGCGCCGATTGTGCAGGTGACCGTGGAGCAGCAGGTACGTCCTACCGTCGAGCTTGTGTCGATCTCGGCAACGTATTTGCGCATGGGAGCAAACGTGTGAGAGCGCGATGATAGAATTTTTGAAACTGCATTGGATGATTATCGAACGCTCCGATGGCGTCAGCCCGCTGATCTGCTTTGACGACGGCGACGGCGGTGGTGATGGCGGTGGCGGCGGAGATGGTGGCGGCGGAGACGGCGGCGATGACGGCGGTGGAGACGGCGGCGGCGATGATGCTGGCGGCGATGCTGGTGGCGATGCTGGTGGCGATGCTGGTGACGATGCTGGCGGTGATGATGCTGCTGGCGGTGAAGGCGATGCCGGTGGCGTCGAAGCTGACGGCCCTGCGAGCGACCCCGGATCTGACCCTGAAGCTGATTTCAGCTTTGATGCATCTCCCGCTGGTTACGCCGATTACGGCAGGGAGCCAGCGGCAGAGGCGCCGCCAGAGCCGTCAGCGCCAGAGCCAGTAAGTCCTGATATTGCTCCGCCCGGTCCTGACGTTCCTACCGAGCCAGCCCCTCTTGAGCTGCCAGAGATCAATGTCACAGCTTCACAGTCAGACAAAGAACAGCAAGACACCCCAACTGAGCAAGGCACTCCCGGCTTTGGTACCTTTGCTGACCTTGTGCAGGAAGTAACCAACGCAATTATGAGCAGCGCCCAAGCCGCTCCTCTCCAAGCTGGACAGGTGTTCGATCCGTTTGGCAACTATGATCAAACCAAGGATCAGAGCCAAGCGCCACAAGGGCAGCCGGGTATTGATTTTACAAGTCCTGAAACGTCCGTCGCTGATCCTGCGGTGATCGAAACCGCCGCCCCGTCGCAAGAAAAAGAACAGGATCAAACAAGTCCGTTTGAAGCGCAGAATGCGCCATTTGAGACCTTCGGAGTAAGTCCTGAAGTTTTCGGCAGTCAGCCCGTGGAGACGGCGGCAGCTCCTACAGAACCTACGCAAGATCTTGGAATGAATTTTGATTTGTCGCAGGCGGCGCAGCCGTCCGTGCAGGAACAGGGACCACAAGTATCAACAGAAAAGTCCGACAGAGAGCAGTCCGCACAACAGCAAGAACAAGAGCAGCCGGATCTGTCGCCAACCTCAGTTCAAACCGTCAGCTTCACCCAAGCCCCGGCATCCAAAGGCGATCGTGAGAACACTGTTGACAATCCTGATCCTTTTGGAAACCCGGAAGTATTCGACCCAAGCATATACGAACCGTCTCCTGCTCCTGCGCAGGTTGCCTCTGTCCTAGAAGATCCAATGCAGACAGAGCAGCCGTCGCCGCAGACGGTGGGGCCGAGCGTAAACGTATTCGACCCCAGCCCCATGAACCCTGCAGCGCAGCCTACGCAGGTGGCTTCAATGCCAGAGCCGCCGATGCAAACAGAGCAGCCATCACCGCAGGTGATTTCAGATCCTAATATAAACGTGTTTGATCCCAGCCCCATGAACCCTACAGCGCAGCCTGTTGAGATTGCGCAGGCTCCGCAACAGCGCGATGATCAGAAAGATCAAAATCCGTTCGACACGGCGTCTATATTTGATCCGAATAGTCCGACGACGTCATTCTCGCCGCAGGGGCAGCCGCAGGGGCAGCCGTCTGTTGTAGAGGGCACGCCTGAAGGCCAGCCGTCGTCTCCGATTGACATCGGTGATGCTGGAGGTCCGGTAGTCTTGCCGGGGCAGCGGTTGGCTATGCTGCAGGAGGCGCAACGGCAGAAGGAAATCAAAGCAAAGCGAGACGCCATCGCTGAAGCGATGATGCGTGGAGATCCTAACCAGATGAGCGGCATCGTATGATCGAGTTCGTCTACAACCACGACAATGAAATTGCGCATTTCATTCAGCAGAGCGCGCCTCCCGCTGGCGGCAGCTTTGGCCGCTACAAGACCATTGGCGTGATCGACGAAGCAGGAAGGCTGATCGCCGGGCTGGTTTATTTCAACTACGACCCCAACGCCGAGACCATGGAGATGGGCGCAAGGGCAATTACACCGCAATGGTTTACCAGAGCAACCTATCGCCGGATGTTCGAGTATCCGTTCGTCGAGTGCGGATGCCAGCTGCTGTATACGCGCATTCCGGCAGAGAACGAGTACTTGCTCAGTCAGTTCGCCAGAATGAATTTTAACCTCACGATGGTGCCGCGCATGTATGGGCGCAGCGAAGACGGCGTGCTTTGCACGCTGACCGACGATCAGTGGCTGGACAGCAGGCTATCAAAAAGTATTTATCGAAACGTTCGCAGAGTGAGGGAGGCGGCATAAATGAGTTTCCTGTTCAACACTCCCGATCCCCCCAATCCGGCTGCTACCGCAGCGGCGCAGACCGCAACAAACGTGGGGACGGCAGTCGCCAACGCAAACCTCAACAACGTCAATCAGGTCACGCCGCAGGGCAACCTGAATTACAACCAGACCGGAGGCTACACCGATCCGACCAGCGGCCAGTTCATACCGCAATTTACTGCGACACAGACTTATACGCCGACAGGACAGGCGACATTCGACCAATCGCAGCAGGCACAGTATCAGCTTGCAGCAACCGGCAACGAGCAGGCGCAACGTCTGCGCCAGCAGTTTGCTACGACGTTTGATCCTACGTCCGGCGCACCGGCATATGGCGATGTTAGCTCGCTGACTAATGCGCCGCAGACGCAGATATCATTTGGCCGCAGTGCCCCCGTCGCCACCAGTTTTGCCGGTGGAGACCCGACCTCCAGTACGTTTGGAGCCGCGCCTAGCATTCAGCAGAGCTACGAGCATGGCAGCGACTTCTCCGCTGACAGGCAGCGCGTCGAAGACAGCCTGATGGGGCGGCTCGACCCATCGCTGCAGCAGGAGCGCAATAAGTACGAGCAGCAGCTTTCCGATCAGGGAATTTTGTACGGGTCGCCCGCCTACGACAACGCGATGCGAAACTATTCCATGCAGGCCAACGACGCGCGGCTTGGCGTCATCAATCAGGCCGGTCAAGAGCAGCAGCGGCTGTCCGACATGGCGCAGGCGGCTGGAGAGTTCTACAACAAGGGGCAGCAGCAGGCCTACGAACAGGCGCAGGGTCGCGGCCAGTTTGCCAATCAGGCGGCGGAACAGCAGTACGAGCAGGCATTCGGTCGCGGACAGTTTTATAACGCCGGGCAACAGCAGGACTTTTCGCAACAAGCGCAGCGCGGAACCTTCGCCCAAGCCGCACAGGCGCAGAACTTCGCGCAGGCGCAATCGGCATTCAACGCATCGAACGCGGCTCGTCAGCAGTATCTCAGCGAGCAGTTCGCATTGCGCAACCAGCCGGTCAACGAGATCAGCGCGCTGCTGTCCGGCTCACAGGTGCAGTCGCCAAATTTCCTCAATACCGGAAACACAACAATCCCGACGACCGACGTCGCCGGTTTGATCAATCGAAATTTCGACCAGCAGATGGCGGCAAGCAACCAGCAGGCGGCGACTGCAAACAACATCATCGGCGGATTATTTGGCTTCGCTGGCGGCTTGGGTCGCGGCGGAGCGTTCACGCCTGCGAAGGCTTAACGGGGGCAAGTCATGTCGGATACATACGGCACTATTTTCTCCGACGACCCGAGGACGGGCGCGCTTACTGCCGCGCAACTACAGGCCCGCCGCCAGATCGCCATTGCGCTTGCCACGCGCAACAGGCCATACCCCAAGACGATTGGAGAAGGGCTGACCGCGCTAGGCGAAGGTCTGGGCGAAGGCTATTTCAATACGCAGGTTGCCAAGGCAGAAGCGGCGCAGACGGCAGGAGACGCTGCGTCGTTGCGCCCGCCAAGCGGCCCGGTGCCGCCTCCGCCGCCGTCAGTAGTCCCGGCAATCCCGCGCGCGCCTGTCGGTCGCACGTCGATGGAGGGCGACACCGTTGACCCTGCAACGCAGGCTCTGGCGTATGCGCCACAGGAGGCCGCAGTTTCTTCTGCGGCACAAGACAGTCAGCCTGTCACTCCGGCGCAGGCGGCAGCGCAGCCCAGCATGTCGATCGACGAATGGAAGGCGCGCGTAGGCCGCAATGAGACCGGCGGAGAAAAAGATCCCTATAGCGCGATCGGTCCTGCTTCTCGCCGTGGCGACTATCCGTACGGCAAGTATCAGGTCATGGGCGAGAATATCCCGGTCTGGACGAAGAAGTACCTTGGTCAGGCGATGACGCCGCAAGATTTTCTTGCCAATCCTGATGCCCAAGAGCAGCTCGCTACCGCCAAAGGCAACGAGTACATCACCAAATACGGCCCGGTGGGAGCGGCGCAGGCATGGTTTGCCGGACCAAACTGGAGAAATGATCCGCGCGCGCAAGATGTCCTTGGCACCAACGTAGCCGAGTACACGCGCCGTTTCGGCATCCCGGTAGTGTCGCGCGATCAGGTGGCGGCGTCTGCCGCAAGAGGCGGGCAGCCTATTCAGGTTGCCTCGCTTGGCGGCGGGCCTACACCGGACACGGCACCCGATACGGCGCCTGACACGGCGCAACCAGATGCTACGTCTAACGCAGTGCGCGATGCCATGACGCAGACACTGGTGGCGCAGCAGCAGCCGCAGCTGAAGCCCCCAGTGCAGCAGACTGCGCAGGCGCAGCCGCTTCCGGCGCCGCCGGTATCGCCGCAGGTGCCTCTCTCGCCGCCACGTATTGGGCCGCAGGTTCCGGCATACCCGGCCTATGGCGATGAACCTAAGCCGCCGCAGCCAACGCCAGACATGATCCACTATCGCAGGGTCGCCGCCGATCCGTATCGCAGCGAGCAGACGAAGGCGACGGCGATGCAGATCTACACCGAAATGAAGGCGGCGCAGGACCAAGAGTTCGCTCGTCAGTACGGTTTGTGGAAAGATAACAAATTAAAAGAGACTGACTACAAAGTGAACCTGCCAAAGGCACAGGAAGACCTAACGAGCACATATCTTACAAACCTAGGAAAGCCGCAGAGCATCATCACCAGCGGGCCACAGGGGCCGGGCGCTCCGCAAGCGCGGCCGCAGGGGCCGGGCACTCCGCAAGCGCAGCCGCAGGAAGGCCCAGATCCTCGTCTTGGCACCGATCAAAGTCCGCAGCGCACCGGCATCCCGACGCCGCCACCAAAACCGGATGGTCAATCTTTGGAGGAATGGAGCAAACTGCAAGGGCCTCTGATGTCGAAGGCGCAAGAGGCGGTTCAGAAGGCGGTGCCAGACTTTAATGACGCAATCGCGACAATCCAGCTGGCTCGCAGGCATCCCGGTAACGAGTATGGCGTAGGCACGGGTGCATCGATAGCGCAGCAACTGCCGTGGACAGATGCCGCAGGTTTCGGAAAGATCATGCAGCAGATCCAAGGCAAAAACTTCCTTGCCGGATACCAGACCCTGAAGGGTGGCGGCTCCATCACCGAGGTCGAAGGCAAAAAGACCGAGCAAGCACAAGCCAGAGTGGCAACCGATCAAAAGAGAGGAGATTGGGAAGCCGCAATGAACGACTTAGAAACCCAGTTGCGCCGCGATCTGGAACTGGCGCAACGAAAGGTCAACATGCCGGTCACTGCGTGGCGGGCCGCTGGAGACAACTCATCGTATGCTCCTGACATAGGACAGGTGAAGGGCAACCATCAATACATTGGCGGTGATCCGAGCAGCCCCATGAGTTGGAAGAAATTTCGATGAGTGAACAGAACCCTTGGGAAGATTTTCAGAACCCGGTGGTTTCTCCAGCCAAAGGCGCTTCTGCGCCAGCAGGCGACGTTCCTGCGCCAGCGAGTGACGTCGCACCGTGGGAAAGTTTTCCAAAGTCTGTTGCAGCGTATCAGGCCATCCCCGGCGTCACGCCAGCACCTCCAGATAAATACAGGCAAGCTGCCATAGAGGACCGTCAGCGGTTCATAAATGCCGGTGCCGAAAATGTCCTGCCGGAAGGCTACACGGCGCGTCTGGGCAAGGGCGTTGGCCTGAACTGGACCGACGAATTGATGGCTGGCGCTTTGTCACCGATCGAGGCGATCAAGCGCGGCGTCTCTATCCCCGAGGCCTACAGATATACCAAAGCGGCGCAGGATCTGTCGGCAGAGAAGGCTGCAGAGAACACCGCCGGTCCATTGGGCATGGGTGCCGAAGTGCTTGGCGGGCTGGCGACAGGCGCCGGTGCATTTGGCGGGACACGAGCGGCGACTATTCCGTTTACATCGCGTGCGCTGCCGGAAGCGGTAGTTGCCCCGTACAATTACGGTCGCAATGTCCTGAAGGCTGGCACCATCGGAGCCGCCGCCGGGTCCGGCGAGGGAAATACGTTTGACGAACGGTTCAAGGGCGCTCAGATGGGCGGCTTGATTGGCGCGGGCGTTGGCGCAGCATTGCCTGCTGTCACCAGCGTAGCCGGTCTTACTGGCAGGATTTTACAGACGCCGCGCCTGCGCGATCCGCAGAATATAGCAATCGAGCAAGTCGCCAAGGTTTACCGCGACAGCGGCGAGAGCATGCCAGATGTCGTACAGCGCGTTGCTAACGCGCAAGCCGCTGGACAGACCGACTACACGATTGCCGACGCGCTGGGAAAAGAGGGTGCGCGCAAACTAGCTGCTCAGGCCAAGGTGCCGGGAGAGGCGCGTGACCAAATAACAGATTTCCTTACTGCTCGCGATCTCAATATGCCGACGCGGACAGGCGCCGAAGTCGGCAAGGCGCTGGGGGCGCCGACAACGGCAGCGGCGGCTGAAAGATCTTTGGTCCAGCAGGCGGAAACAGAAAGCGCCCCGCTTTACACTCAGGCCAAACAAACTCCGACATGGTCGCCACGCATCCAGCAATTCCTAGACGATCCGATAGCAACGGCTGGGCTAAAGCAAGGCGTCGAGGTGCAACGACTGCGATCAGTCGGTACTGATAAACCGTTCAATCCGCAAGATGCCGCCATCACGCATTTCAACGAGGCCGGTGATCCTGTTATCGGCGGCGTACCGAATATGCAGACGCTGCACACGCTCAAGGTTGGTCTCGACAAGATGATCGAGGGAGAAGTAAACCCTACGACATTCAAGCTGAATGCCAGAGGCGCGGCGCTGGCTGACTATAAGAACAGGCTGCTTGCAGAAATCGATGCCATCAATCCTGCCTATCGAGATGCTCGTGCTGCATATCGCGGCCCGATGGAGGTCAAGGACGCTATCCAGCAGGGACGCGACATGGTCACCAGAGGGCGACCGGAAGACACCATCCCAGCGTTCTCGGCCCTGCCCACGGCAGAGCAGCAAGGCGTCCGCATTGGCGTAGCTGACAAAGTGCGTGATCAACTGGAGCGCACCGGCAATTTCCCGGCGTATCTGCGCCAGAAGGTGCCAAAGGGTTCTCAGGAGCTTGATGCGCTTTCTTTGTATCATGGACCGAGGCAGACCGATCCTGTCACGCAACAGGCAAAGCCGGACCAGCTACGCCAGTTCCTGAACCGCGAAGAAGAAATGCAAAAAACATCCAAAGCCGCTGGCGGAGGGTCGTCCACGGCGGAAAACCTTGCCGACATCACATCCGCCCCCGGCGGCGCCGAGCTTGTTGGCGCAGTCGGCTCTGCCGCACACGGGAACATCTTTGGTACTGCACGAAACATCTATGAGCTTGGATTGCGCGTTGCCAAGGGTGAGAACGAAGCGCAACGCAGTGCCATTGCGAAAACGCTGATGGCGAGAGAGCCTGCCGATGTGCAGGCAGTAGCCAAACAGATTGAAGAATATAACCTCCGCAGGCGTGGCTATAATCCTTGGACCGGCAATGTCCGCTACCCCGAAGGGCAATAGGAGACTTTGATGCCGCGCAATGTTTCAAACGTTTACTCCATCCCTCCCGGCACCGAGGGCGTCCCCGATACGACGATAGAGAGCAACAAGTACAATGCGTTCGCGCACGATGTCGAAACCGATCTCAATACCCCGCGTCCAGTTTCCGCTGGTGGCACTGGCGCCAGCACTGCCGATGCAGGGCTGTTTAATATTGGCGCTGAAAAATCTTCGCAGGTCGTCACCAACTACGACAGCCAGCTGTGGCAACCCGGCTCGTTCTATTCCGCATCCACGGCAACCGGATCTCCGATAGACGGACATGCCTTTGTGGGGTGGGTCGTCTCTTCGGATGTCCCGGCCAGCCCTCCAGCAAACCAGAACGTCGTCGTCCACGCCCGCGACCAGAGCGGTGCTACGGTGCCGGGGCGCATTTATGTGCGGGAAAAGAAATCCGGCGTGTGGGGGCCGTGGAGCATAGACGGTTCAGGTATTTCAGGAACGTCGCCTCCGCTTAATCCGCCTGATGGCGCGCTCTGGTGGGACAACGTAACAGGGCAGCTCTACATCTACTACAATGACGGAGATACCAAGCAGTGGGTGATCGCTTCACCGGTGCCGGACCCGGCGCAGTATCTGCTAAAGGCTGGAGACAAGATGGAGGGGGCGCTGGGGTTGATGGCTACGCCCGTCGATCCGCTGGATGCGGCCAATAAGAAATATGTTGATGATACGATCGCCGCAGCGATCGCCGCCTTAGGCCCAAAAAACAGGGAACACGACAATGGCAGCACTTGATTTCCCCGCCTCACCGACTGTCGGCCAGCTGTACCCTACGCCAGCGGTTCCCGGCGTCCCGGTATACAAGTGGGACGGAGAAAAGTGGACGACGCTGGGCGGCGCATTGGGAAGCACTGGCGCGTCAGACGCCATACCGCAACAGGATGCGGGATCAGGTGCTGCCGGTTCATCAACGTTGTGGACGCGCGGAGATCACGCTCATCCAACTGATGCGTCAAAAGTCGCCAAAGTCGGCGACACTATGACTGGTAATTTAGTTGTAACAGCCAATCAACCACAGATAGTACTCAATAAGAATGCCGGTGGTGTGGGCGCTTATTTTGGCGGCTACACGAATAATAAGCCCCGGTGGTTCATTGAGGTGGGCGATTCGGCAGCTGAAACCGGTGGTAACGCCGGGAGTAATCTTTCATTTGATCGTTATAGTGATGCTGGTGCTTATATCGACACCCCGTTCTACATCACCCGCGCCACTGGTTTTGTCACCATGCCTTCGGGTATTTCTACCGGGAACATTACTTCAACGGGGACCATCACCGCAACCTACATACACTCAAGCGGAAACGTGCAGGCTGACAACGGCATTGTCTATGGTGCAGGTGGCACCAACTACATCACCAGTGATGCCAACGCCACCATAATGCTGACCAATGGTGCGCTCTGCTATTGGTCCTACACCAAGGGTTCCGGCTACTGGCAATGGGTGGTGAACAACACCATCAGCGTGCAATTCCAGTATCCGGCGGGCTTTCTGGTCAACGGCGCGGCCTACAAGCCCGGCGGCGGCGTCTGGTCCGATAGCAGCGATGCTCGCATTAAAAATATCAAGGGCGATTACACGGCGGGCCTCGATGTCGTTGCGCAGTTGCGTCCCGTCACCTTCACCTACAAGGGCAACGATACCCCGGAGCCGCCAGATCATGTGCCGTCCGCTGACGGCACAAAATCAAAAGACGAGGTGAGCGTTCCCTATCCAAACAGCCCGCACCGGCAGGTGGCGGAAACCGGCAAAACATTTCACGGCATGATCGCGCAGGAGGTCGAACAGGTGATGCCCGAACTGGTCACGCAGCGCCCCGGCTACATCGACGGGGTTGCGGTCACTGATTTGCGCGACATCGACAGCACGCCTTTGATTTTCGCGCTGGTCAACGCCATCAAGGAACTCAAGCTGCGCGTTGAAATGCTGGAGGCGGCATAATGGCATTTGATTTTCCGCCTTCACCCGCCAGCGGCGACAAGTATCCGGCAGCGCCGCTTGCAGGCCAGCCAGCGCCGGGGTGACCATGTGACTACAGCCGTCACATCGTGGCTCAAGGAAAACTATTTCCTTGGCGGTCTGGTGGTCGCCATCTTTACGATGACAGCCTACGTTGTGAAGCTGGAAACGCGGGTGGCGACACTGGAGACACGCGGTTCTCCGCATCTGGCCGAGATCAACAACCGGCTTACGGTGCTTGAGAAGCAGATGGAGGCGAACAAAGCGAGCCTCGATCGCGTTGTCGAGATTATGCTGCGCGAGTTGCCTGTAAAGAAGGAGCAGCTGCGATGACAGTCACCGGCAAAGTCAACTCTGGAAAGTGCAGCTGGTTTGGCGGCCCCAACGACAGCGGCATGGCAGAGCAGGAGCCGCTCGCATTTATCTTCGAGGTGTCACAGGCACCTGACCTCTTTCTCGAGGGCGCCACCGAGGCGCTTGGTCGCGCCCTAGATCCTGAAGAATACTACATCGCCATGCGCTGGGACTACGATGAGATCTCAAAAGAGGATCTGCTCAAAACAATTTGTCTGGTGAGAGCGCCGGACACATCACGTTCATTCTGGGCGAGACCGGCGGATTGGGGTCCACACGAGGATACCGATCGCGTTGCCGACATCTCGCCCGGCCTGATGGATGCGCTGGGCATCGAGACCGACGATGAGGTCGAGGTCATCGTGCTGCCGCTGCGGCAGGAGGAGGAAGCATGATCGAAGCAGTAATCTACGCGCTGATTTATATTTGTTTGCTGGCGCTGGTGATCTACCTGATCATCTGGGTGCTGACGAGCGTCGTCGGTGTAGCAGTACCGGCAAAGGTCATCCAGATCATCTGGGTCATCTTCGTCTTGGTCTGCATCCTGATCTTTGTGCAGCTGGTGCTGCCACGCGCCGGGTTTCGACTTGGGCACCACACTGCCGGACCCGTGCTGTCTCTGCTCGTATGATAACGAGAACGTGTTGCGGTGCCACTGAGCGGAGGGCTATACTGGGCGCCTCGTTGTGATGGACGA